AGATATAGGTGTCATACGCCGAAACGCTGGTGCCGATACTTGGCTGAATGTTCAGCGTCAGATTGCCGGTTGCGGTCACGGTCACGATGGCCGCGACTGCAAGGCCGGGTCCATTCCCCGAAGCAACGCCCGGTGACTCGGACTTAGTAGATGAAGTAGGGCCGGAGATCGTCATTGTCCCGGTATTGGAAAACCAAAGTGAGTAGGTGGCAACGGTGCTGAACCGCGCTACTCCAGCAAAAACCTGATAGACACCTTCTGGAATAGAAGAGATGGAAAGAGTTCCCGCCGAGTTGTCGGAGCAAGTCACGGTGCTTGGCCCCTGATAGTCGGTAAGCAGGTCGAGCTTTGCCGACTTCACGGCATCGTCGCGGATATGGTCCGTAGTCACGGCGCGGTCGCCATCTACCGAAGCGGAATCCTTTAGTTGCGTGGCCGTTACCTTGTCGGTTCCAATGGCCGTAACGCCGGTGCTGGAGATTGTCACATCTCCGGTCACGGTGGTCGAGGTGATTACGCCCGACGAGTTGGCTACGAGAAGTTGCCCGGAGGTTCCATTAGCGAGCTTGCTATGCGCGATGGCGGCACTCGCGTCCAGGTTGTCATTCGACAACTGACCATTGACAACCGTAGTAATCGCGTTGTCATTGGAATAAACATCGTTCCATTCGTTTGTGCCTGTCTCGCTTGATCCGCGAGGGAGGGAAATCTGAGTCACGTTAGGTTCTCCGTATCTCGGACGCTCGGGATTCGAGTCGCCCGTAGGTGGTGCTGGATTCGGGAAATCTGGAAGGTCTTATTCAGTTCCGAGTTGCTGAAGACGGTTGAAAAGACGGTGCCGCGAGAGGCTAGGCGCACCATTCGCTGAACGAGGGCTACGGGGTATTCCCACGCGCCGCCGCCCCAAGTGGACGAGCCCCATTCAGTAAGGGCGGCTTGTTGGAAGTCCACCGCCTGAGAAACGCCTACGCTGGTGTCATAGTCAGCGGTCTGCGCGAGGTAGCATTTACCCGCTCCCCACACCTTCGACTCGCGGATCACCTTCGTAGAGTTCACGCCGAAGTCTATCCACCCGCTGCGCCACCTAGCGGTGATCGCGGAGCCAAGATCGTTCGTGTAGGTAGCGTTATGCCTTATAACTTGGTTCGAGGTCGTAGCCCGCGTGAAGACAAGTTCGGTGTCATTGGACACCTTGAAGGTGCCGAAACTCGAAGCGGGGAAGTCGTATAGCGACCACCATTTCTGCTCGGTGTCATAGACAAGGGTTCGGTCGTTGTAGGAACCGCCCGACGAATAACTGACGTAGAGCAAATCGCCGTGATAGCCAAGTGCCATATCAGCGGTCTTATTGCGAGCAAGCGTTCCGCCCTGCCAATAGTCAGCGGTTCCGCCCAAGAAGATCGGATCAACGGGGTCAGAAATCTTCTGAACATCTTGCCCGGTCGTTCTGAACACACCGTTCTCATTGGCGAAATAGACGGCATCTCGGGCTGCGACTACCGCGTAGGGGCCGGAGACACCTTCGCCTACATCTACCGCTCGATAGTTGAAGATTGGGTTCCCACTAGCGTCTAGCGACTCGCCGTAGAAGACGAAGAACTTAGACTGCTTGAAGGCAAAGATGAACCCGCGCCACGCTACGAGCGCCGCGATCTTCTCACCGTCGCCAGGGGAGAGCTGAATGTAGTTGCTGGTGGTCCAAGTTTCGGCGGTCCCTGCGTCTGAGAAGTGAACGTAAGACGGGTTCGTGGTGGTTCCACCCGGTCCACCCGTAGAGGTTGTGAAGCCTGCCGCCGCCATTCGGGGGGCAAGTCCCGACGCGCTAGAAGGCGTATTGACGACCGCTAGGACACTTGCCTTTGGCATATTGGCCGGAGAAGTCCACGCCGAACCGCTCCATCTGGCAACCGTGTCATAACCGTTTGCGGCGTAGGCATATTCGTTGCCGGGGCTGCCGAACCGCTCAAACGTGTAGGGGTAGCCAGAGGTGCCGGAGAGATCGCTTCCTACCTTTGCTCCCGTTGTGTCAAGAACATACGCGTTGCCGTTGCCGCCGACGAGAAGCTGGCGGTCGGAAGTTGAAGTTCTTACATAAGAGAGCAAACCCTTCGGCGCGGTGCCGAGTGCGGTTGCGTTCAATGCCCCGGTGCCGGGGCGCTGCGTGACCGATCCGCGCTCGGTGAAATACACATTGAGCGCGTCAATCGCCTGACCCGGCTGGACCGTATCGGCCTTATCTCTTAGGTTCAGCCCGCCGCCAAAGTTGGTGACGAGTTGCGGTGTGTAAGGCATCTAGCCCGCCGGTTCGATATCCGTCTGGAGAATGAAGCTGCTTGGGCGGTCGTGCTGCTGGTGCAAGAGCGAATCACGCATCGCCTGGAGGCGCACCTGAAAGAGTGCGTCAGCGGCCTGCGCTGCGGCGTATTCGTCGTCGTCTTCGTAGGCCCGCTTGACCGCACCCTCCACGATCAGGTATTGCCATCGGGAGGGAAGAAGGGGTGTGTCGGACGGGGAGGAAAGTTCAGTTGGAACCTTGTGATAGCGAACCGTCAGAGAGTTGGTAGAAGCGGGCCAAGTGTTCACGGTATTCCCGCTAGTCAGGTAGTAGCTCTCGGGGTTGCCTGTCAGCGAAAGGTCGGGGGAAAGGTCGGTTATGGCCTTTCTAGTAAGAGGGGTGAGCTTGACTTGCTGATCTGTGTCAATCACGGACTCGATTACTCGGAGGTCGGAGATGGTCAGCGGGGAGCTGCCCGTCGAGGTGGCTTCGAGAAACGGCCATTCCTCCGACTCGCAGATATCGGTTAGGTATGCCTGATTGAGAAAATAGGTGCGCCGGGCTTCGGTCAGGTAGTCAAAGCCTCGCGCTCCGAGTTCAGTAGTGAGGTCAGCAAGGTTCACGATCCAACAACTCCCTTAGTCGTCTTTCCACGCCCCCACTTACGAGCGGTCATTCCCCCATCGCCGGCAACGCGCATCGCTGCGCGGGCGCTAGAGGTCACTTCTTCTGCCTGCGCCTCTGCTTCAAGGCGGCGGGCCTTTTCTGAGCGGGCTTGCTCTGCGTGGCCGTAGGGGTCGAACCGATCCATCGCGCCCTTGCGCCACAGATCGGCGCGGCGCAGGTCGTCAATCACTCCGAAGTCGGGCTCGCGGTATTCGCCCTTGCGTCCCTGAATCGGCATATACGAATGGGGTGCGCCGGTGTCCTTATTATTTCGTCGGACGTGCCAGCGGCCCGGCACGATCCCGTAGATATCTTCCGCCCTATCCCCGAAGAAAACGAGTTCAAGGTTAGGGTCAAGGTCGCGCAGGGCTTGTGCGAGAGCCTTCGCCTTATGAAGTTGGTTGTCCACCATCTGCTCGCGCTCAATATTTGCTCGAACGGTCGCGGGCAGAAGTCCGAACCTATCTACGGTCACGGGTTCCTTTCTTGAAGTTGGGTTGCCCCCCGCCGACTAAATAAGCCAGCGAGGGGCCGATGATTCTTTGCGCTACGCCAAAGCGCCCAGACGGGCAAAGGCGTTGCGGCGGTTGCTGCCGAGGTTGAAGCGGTAGGAGAGCTTCGCGCCGTAGGAATCAGTTCCCTGAATCCACGACAGAATCTCGCCGCCGGTCACATCGGACTGCCAAGACGGCTTTGCCGTTGCGACGATGAACAGGTGCTTGAAGGCACCGAAATACATATCCTCGTCGTAGCAGTCGGGGTGACGGTGAATCTCCAGACCATTCCACTTCGGAACGTCCTGCGCACCAGCCGAAAGGCTGTTGTCGCTGGCGAACCGAACCTGGTTCTGAAGGAGCTGGTAGAACTTCCGGCTCTGCTTCAGACCTGTCAGAACGAAGTCAGCCTTCGCTCCGCGCTGGTTGATCTTCTGCTCCTGAGTGAGCATCGCTTCCAGCGACAGGGTGGTGGTGCTGGTATCAACGTTGGCTGCCTTCCACCAAGCGTAGGTGGCAGGATCAACGCCTCCGAAAGAAGCCGAGGTTGAGACAAGATTCCTCAGACCGTTGGCCTCGTAGGAGGTAGCGCCGGCGCGAGCGTTCTTGATCGAAACGAAGTTCGACGAAGAAGTGCTGATAGCGGAGCCGCTGACGGTGATACTTGGGCCGGACTCGGAAACGGCGGTGATCGTAACGCCGTCTGCGACTGAAGCCTCAGAAGCGGCGGTGCCGATATCTACGAGTTGGCCGGGGAAGAGCCACCCGCGCTCCAGAACCTCTACACCCTCCGTCGCGTTCAGCGTGACGGTGGTGCTGGACGAGGTGGTGCCGCAAGCAACAATCTTTGCGGAACCGTCCTGGAACAACTGACGGGTGATCTGCTTACGCAGGTCGTCCAGAGCGCCGGAAACCTCAGTCTCCAGAACATCAGCAACGGTATTAGCGTTGCCCGAAGCCTGGTCGAGGACGGAACCCTGAATCTGAATCTGCTGGTGCTGGTGCGTGTAGCTGTATTCAGCCTTGCTGATACCCTGCTCGCCTGCGGCGTTCAGGTTTCCACCTGCTCCCGGAAGAACGGTAAAACCGCCGTTACGGGAAACGTGGAGCGGAACACGGGCTACTTCACCGATGGAGACACGGCTGGACTTTCCGAGCTTGTCCAAGAAAGGATTCTCTTGGTAAAGCTGGGACTCCAACCTGTCCTGCGTATAAACGCGCTTCAGAGCGTCGTTATACGCCGTGAGAGTCGCTGCCATTTGGTTTGTTTCTCCTTACCTAAGACTGATCGAAAGTGGCTGCGGCGATCTCCGCCATAGCCTGCTTTCGACCCTCTTCGGTGTCGAGTTGCCATTTCTTTTCTGCGGCAGACCCGATCCCTGGGGCCGGAGCGTTTCGCTTCGACTCAATGTGGCGCTTCTGAGCCTCTGAGTAGAGGGCCTGAAGCTGACGATAACCCGCCTCAACATTCGGCTTGCCATCGTCCAGACGATTTGCGACCGCGAAAGAAACGATCAGTTCAACCTCGGAATCGTCCAACTCTCGGCCATCGGCCTTAGAAAGACGAGCGAGTTCAGAGTCAATGAGGGTTGCCTCTTGCTCCATCTGACGTTCTTCCGCCGCCTGCTTCTCGCGCTCGGAAAGCATTTGCTCCAAGCGGTCAATGCGTTCGTCGGGGTCCACATAGCCCGTGTCTTCGCTGTCGTCCTCTAGTTCGAGTCCGAGCATCTGAAGGGCTTGGGCTTGGGTTGCGGGGTTCCGCAGCGCAGATACAAGCGCCTGCGCTTGCTCTGCTTCCCGTCGCTTTGCCGATACTTCCTGAGTCTTACGGGTGTAATCCGCCTGCAATCTCTTGTAGGCAGCGTCGTAAGCGGCTCGGGCTTCTTCCGGCAGCTCGTCGGGGTTGTAGGAC